CGTTTTTATTCTGACCTTGAACACCTACACTTTGATTCGAAGAAAAACGAGCATCTGGACCTGTTTGACTAAATGTACGTTCAAATTGGCTGTTAGATGTACCATTTACAGCCATACCATAACTTGCAGCAGAACTATATGTGGAAGGATCTGGAGCACTTGCTCCTCCTCTTTTATGTCTACGACTACGACTACTTCTTTTTCTATGTTTACCGGCCATTTATATAGAATAGTTAGATTAAAAAATTACATTGGATTATAAATTAGGCGAATTCAGTTTTGTTAAAAAAATATTGTTCCGCAACAACAAAATTAAAAGAATTAAAATTGCTAAAATCATCAAAAAAACAATAAAAACAAAGATAAGAGTAATATAAATATATGGATAGATTTCATACAAAATAAAATCAACTACTGGTTTTAATAATAATTTTAACTCGTTTTTTACTTCTTCTCTCTTTAAAATATCTAAACATTGCTGAATAAATGAATCTTTCATTCTTTACTTATCACGCATATAAATAAAATTATTTTTATGCGTGCGATTTATTTTTTATTTTTCTATAGAACAAATAATGGAAAATATTATTGAACCCAATGATTTGTTTCAATTTGCAAATCTATCCTTAATGCATCCGACTGGAGTTCAAGGAGGTGCTTACTTTACTAAAATTCAGTATAACAACAAACCTTTATATATTCAAACAACCAACAGTTTAACACGTCAAGGTTTTGTTAAAAGTGGTAAAAAATATTATTGTGATTTAATGTTTGACCAGAATTCAATCACTTTAATTAACTGGTTAGAAAAATTAGAAGAAACATGCCAGAAATTAATTTATGAAAAAGCCGACACTTGGTTTCAAAATGCTTTAGAAATGTCTGATGTGGAAAGCGCCTTTAATTCTATTATTCGAATATATAAATCAGGTAAGTTTTATCTAGTCAGAACAAATATTAAAACATCTTCTTTAACAAATGAACCTGCTGTTAAAATTTATAACGAAAATGAAATACCGGTTCATTTTCAAGAAATCACAAATGAAACCAATATTATATCCATTTTAGAAATACAAGGAATCAAATTTACATCACGAAATTTTCAAATTGAAATTGAATTAAAACAGATTATGTTAGTTGATAATGAACCTATTTTTGATAGTTGTTTAATCAAAACATCTAAAAAAGAAGTAACCAGAAACAATGAAGCTTTAACAATTGAACAAAATAATGAACAAAATAATGAACAAAATAATGAACAAAATGAAAATCATTTAGAAAATTTAGACACTTTGATGGATGAAGCAAAACAAAATATAAATGATGATATAATTAATAATAATGTTGTTAAAGATGTTACATTTGATGATAATAATTTAACAGATAATACCAAAACAGAACCAATAAATCAACCTTTCGATATTGATATAGAAGAATTAGAACCTGAATCTGTAGAAGAAATTAAAGAAATAAACTTGGAACCTTTAGAAAACAATTTAGAAACATTGACCCTTAAAAAACCTAATCAGGTTTATTTTGAACTATATAAAGAAGCTCGGAATAAAGCAAAACAAGCCAAAAAATCGCTCATTTTAGCCTATTTAGAAGCTAAGAATATTAAGAAAACTTATATGTTGGATAATTTGAATGATAGTGATAGTGATATAGATGCAGAAATTGATGAAATGTCTGAAAGTGAATTGGACGGTTTTTAATTTTAGCAATACACATTCATTTTCTAATTTTCAAAATGTTTAGAAAAAATAGATGATTTTATGTATTTTCAAAAATTGAAAACAACAATTAAATATGTATTCTTAAAATTATTTTATCATTAATTTTATATAATGAGCGTCTCTTTAAAAAAGCTATGGAACGAATATGGTATTGGAGCTATTTTAGTTTTATTAATTGTCGCCTATGGCGTTAGTTTATTTGCCAAGTACTTAACATCTAAGGGTATGTCTGGTTCTGAATCCAACCAAACAATGCCTCAACAATATTCCAAGCCAAGCTCTGTTAATAATACTGCTGGTGTTCGTCCTTCTGAACCTTTAGGACAAAATGAAGTGTTTGCTTCCGCTAACGGTGTACAAACCAGCATGCCTGGTATTCCTTCTTCCTGTTCTCAAACAAACATCCAAAACCCTGCTGAACTTCTTCCTAAGGATTCCAATAGTCAATGGGCCCAATTAAACCCTTCTGGTAAGGGTGAGCTAGCAAATGTTAATTTGTTGAAGGCTGGTTATCATATTGGTATTGATACTATCGGGCAAACTTTGAGAAATGCTAACTTGCAAATCCGATCGGAACCTCCTAACCCACAATTATATGTGGGGCCATGGAACCAGACGACAATTGAACCTGACTTCATGCGACCGCCTTTAAATATCGGCAGCGGACCTCAATAAAATTTTTATTTTTTTTAACTATCAATAGTAAAATCTTTATATTCATTATTTTTACACATATAAATATTTTGCACAAAATTTTCATTTATTATTTTTTGTATATTATGCTCTAACTCGTATAACCAATTATATTTATTGTTAATTACATCTTCTTGTAGTAAACGAATAACCGTCAATCCATTATCATTAGCACATTTCATCTTATACAAATCTCTTTTCTGATTTTCTCCATAATTACCCCAATTACTAACTTGTTCAAAATGATGTGGACCATCTAGTTCAATAATAATTTTTTCATTTTCTAAAAAAAAATCAAATGGTAATTGTTTAACATTTTTACACCAAGAAAATTTGTATTCTCTCTTAATATCAATATATTTCTTACTTAATTCTTGAAACATTTTCAATTCTGTTTTATTTTTACACGTTTTCACATTTGAAATGCTCTATAATTATAAAAAAATAATATAAATAATATTATTTATATTATTATTAATGAGGTGGGTATATATTTTGAGATGCGAAGATGATTATTATTATGTTGGTGAAACTTAAAGATTATACAGAAGATTTTGGGAACATCAAGGAGGCATAGGAGGTTCAAATACATCAAATTATATACCAGAAGAAATTGTTGCTATCTATAAAGTTGATACAATTTGTAAATTTATTGATTATAATGACTATGTTAATAAAATTATAGATGGTGTTTGGCACGAAAATTATAAGGGTTTCAAATTAAGAGATTTTAATGATGAATGCGACGAATATCAATATGATAATTTATATGCTGAAAATAATATTACCGAATGTTTAATGATACATAATAAAGACGAATGGAATAAAATTAGAGGTGGTAAATATACGCGATTTGATATTGAATATAAATATCCCGATAATGATTATATTAAGGATTTGCCTTTATGTAAATGTGGATTACCTTGTGATATTAAAAAAAATGAAGATAAAAATTATTTATATTTTAGATGTGCCAAAAAAAATATGTGGGATAAATTAAGAGAAGAATTTGATATAGAAGAAGAACCTTGCAATTTTTATATGGAATATATAACAGATATAGAATTCAGATTAAAAGAAACTAAAAGATTTGAAAATAGAAAAAAAATCTAAAAGAATTATTTAAAAAATCATTTTGGTTAAAAAATATACCAGAATGTAATGATATTGAACCTGAAATTTGTATAGGAGGTTGTAATAAAGGTTATTATTATAATAAAATATTATATGGTTTAAAAGAAAGAAATTTATGTTATGATTGTTTTATTGATAAAAATGAAGAATTATCAAAAAAATATAATATCATAAGTCAAGGAAAATGTTTAATAAAGTTAAAATAATGTGTATTTAAATGTAAAAGGCTTTAATAATTTTTCATTTTCTACATAAAGGACAGCTTTTTTTACAATTTTTGAAACGTTCATACTCTTCTTCCTCTATATATTTTTCCATGTCTATATTAAATATTTCACAATTAATTAAATATTCTTTATAGTCTAATTCATATTTTTTAATTTCATTTTCATATTTTTTTATTTGAGTATCTGTATAAAACCATAATTTTATTTTATCATCTAAATCATCAACATAATTATTTTCTTTTACGCAGTTATAAAAATCTTCATTTTCATTTACAAACCAATTTTTATATGTATCCTCATTTATTAATTCATCATAAATCAACTCTAATTTTTCAGATTTATCTTTATAAGGATATGTTGGTGGATTAATTTTAGGAGGTAATGGTTTTTGATGATGTTCTTTAAACCCATCACTTAAATAACTATAATGATATATTTTATAATAACATTTAGGACAAATAAAATGCAGGCAGTTTGGTAATTTTACTCCCCAATTATTTTCTAGACATACACAACATTCTATATTATCTTCTTTAACCATATTTTCACTATACATTTCAGATAAAATATTAATTTCAAATTCTTCTATTCTTTCAAAAGTTCCGCTTTCCATTTATAAAATATAAAAAAATATTTTTATATTTTGTTTGTAACTATATTTTAACAATCAACTTTAACTTGACTTAACATCTTTTTTTAGTTCAATTTTTTATAAAAGTAAAATATATATGGAAAAATACAATATCTTATTTTATATTTTTATCGCATTTTTATTATTGGTATGTTTAAGAATTTATTATGAATCTGATGCCTTTAATTTAAAATGCATTATTGCCTCGAAAGACGGTAATCGTTATTGCGTAAGAGAGAGAGCAAAATTAGAACTAGCCGCCAATTTACTCGCAAGCGTAACAGAAAAATGCAGAAATATGGTTGCATATATGAAGGAAAAACACCCAGATGATGATCGCGTAAAACGTCTTGTTGATGGCTTTAACCCAAAAAGAATAAGTGAAACACTTCCAACCAGTGAATTAACCGCTTACAGTGAGAATAAAGGAGAAAAAATCGCATTTTGTTTAAATACAACAAAAGATGGAGATAAATTAATTGATATTAATACTCTTACCTTTGTAGCTTTACATGAACTTTCTCACATTATGACTTCATCCGTAGGTCACAAACAAGAATTCTGGCAAAATTTCAAATTTTTATTAGAAAACGCCAAGGCTGCGAATATTTATCAACCAGTGGATTACAAGGCAAAACCGAAACAATATTGTGGTATGACGATTAATGATAACCCTTATTATGATTTAGCTTAAAATTATACGTATATCAATTTAACATTGTAATTATCAACTTTGAAAAAACATATTTATGCTTTCTTTAATATATTTTTTTTGAAATTCTGTAGAGAAATAAATATTTGAAAAATCACGAGCATTTTGTGCGATTATTTTAGCTTGTTCATCATTGTTTTCAACCCATTCTATTTTTTCAATTAAATCACTTAAGTCGTATTTAATAGGAATATAGTGCACATAAGGAATACAATATTTTGTAAACCAACATTTTCCATTTGATATCATAAAAGGTATACAACCTGTAGCAAATGCATACATATGATTTGAAGCAATTACATTTCCATCAACTATAAAAAAAATTTTATAGTTTAAAAATTCAGTATAATGTAACTTGTTATCAAAAAACTGAGTAGGAATATTTTTATTATCCCTCCACCATCTGGCTAATCTTACATTTTTAGAATTTTTATAATCAAATAATTTTTCGACAAATCGTACTCTTAATGATTTATTGCCACCAATACCAGAACATCCTCCTCTCCAACATAAATCCGAACTTCTATTTTCCCATTTTATTAATTTTTCTTCTGGAAAAAAAGTATTTAAACCAAATTCAAACAAATCATCATCTAATGGTAAATAAAGATAATTTATATCTTTTTCTTCTTCTATTTGGCATAATACGCATAAAATAAACACTTTTTTTTTATTTTTAGCATCATCAATATAATATTGAATGCTTAACCAATCTACATCAGAATATTCATTGTTTTTTTTTATTTTTTTTATATTACCATCTGAATGTGGTATTACACATATACTATTATTAGGTAAACAACTTTGTAAATAAGTTATCACATAACCATCCTTTTTTACTTTTGAAAATAAACCATTCCATAAATTCATAAAACTCATATTTTTTATTATTTGTCCGTCTTCAAATATTAATAAATTATCCATTTTATAATTTATATTTTATATTTTATATTTTATATTTTATATTTTTATATTTTATATTTTTATATTTTTATGTTTAAACATAAAATAAACCTATTTTATATATATAATATATATGAATCCTATATATAAAATAAATCATTTAGTTGATGGTGAAATAAAATCTATCTATGTTTTTTATGGTAAAAAAATAAAAGAACCTTTGGAAACCATTTTTCATGAATTTTTTTCTGAAAAGGAAATACAAAATATCCAACAAAAAAACATTGATGTTAAAATAATAGAACAACAAATACACTTTGATGATAGTATTGGTATCATTAAACTGAAAATTTTAAATGAATTTAAAAATATATGTTCTTTGGAACAAATTTATCTATTTTGTGAAAAAATAGAAACTATAAACCCTATTGCATTGTATCAAATTCTTACACAAAATAAAAGAATTAACCTTACTAAAATAAGATTTGATCAAGCATTGTCTAATATTGTAAGCGATGAAAAGGGTGAATTACTTCAAATACCATCAGAAAAAAGTGTATATGATTACGATGATATTGCATCTTTAAAATTAGAAAATAAACAACTAATTGTAGATAAAGTACTTGGACAAAAGTTTTTCATTGTTGAAAATGAATATCCGTTTGTAGTCAATCCATATAAAGTAAAAAATTATGATACTTTTTTCGAAAAAACCGCACGAAAATCATTAACAACTCTAAACAGCCATTTATTATTGAATACAGGAGAAATTATAAATAACAATATTTATGTTTGTTTCGCAAAAGATGTGTTAACTTACTTAGACAGAAAAAATGTAAATGAAGAAACAACCATTAAAATCTATTACCCTTTTTTATATTCTAAAAATATATTCACTCTTGAACAACTGAAAGAAAATGAATTGGTGTTGATAGAATCAAATAAAAAGTTGTTATCAGAAAAGGTTTTTGATAATTTTAAAACAATTGATATGTTTTACGATGTTTATAAACAAAAAAAAACTGATTTAAAGTATATAAATAAAGGGATTAAATCTATTCGTGCGACATTAAAACCTAAATATAATATATTTATACCTCTCGATATTATTTTTAAAATACTTCATGCGACTGAAAAGAATCCTCTTATTAAATATAACCCTTCAATAAGACAAGAAAATATCTATCGTCTTTATGCTGATAAAAATTCAATGGATGGAAGAAAAATTCCTTATTTAAAAAAGGGAACTATTTTCAAATTAATAAAAAATATTGGAAAGACCAAATCGGTTACCGTATATGTAGATAATAAAGAAATGGAAGAAATTATTCAAATGTTTTGTGAATTTAATGAAAATGGATTTATTACTTTTTTTGCGGAATTCAAAACTGTATTTGATGAAACGAAAATAGATGATATTTTAAAACAATTTATTAATCCTATTATACAGCAAATTCAATCTTTTTTGGAACAAAGTGGTTATAAAATACAATTGTTTGAAGGACTAAAAAATGAAAATGTTGATATTGAACAACTTACTTATGAAACAAATATTCAAATATCAAAAAAAATAAATTTAGAAACATTTCATGGATGTCTTTCAAGTATATTTAATAACGAATCCAATAAATTTAAAAAAAATATTCAATTACGATTTAAACGCGTTTCTAATTTTAATAAAGTTACAAGCCAAGAAGCATTTATTTTAGAAAAACGCGATGATGGGTACACAGCAAGCGAAATTTTGGATGCACTTGTTGAAAATTTTCAAGGCGATATAACTCGTAAAGAAGCCGAAGATTTAGTAAAAAAATTGGTTAATGAAGTACAAATAGAGAGAGGGGTTAGAAAATCAGATATACGAATTAAAAACAACCCGGGATTCAAAACAACACTAGAAATTGACCAGCAATCAGGTAGTGTTAAAATTATGATGGAAAATATAAATGATATTTATTATTTATCTACTATTCCAATTTATTTAGATACGATGATTCGTCTTACACAAGATAAAAAAAGCACAAATTACCCTTTAAAAGAAATCAATGTATTATGTTCTACTGCGGAGAAAGAAGATATTGAAATACCTGATATTATTTCTCCAAATGAAAGCCAAGTTTCTGAATTTGAAGTACCCATTTTAGATGATGATGATGAATCTGTTAGTTATAAAAAACCGAAAAGTAGTGATGAGGTGAGTGAGGACCATGGAGAAGAAGAAAAAAATGCGTTTAATTTATTTTTTGGAAATGATGAAGATGAAGAGGAAGAAGATGAAGAGGTATCTTCTTTTGAAGGTGGACAATTAAATGATATATCTAAATCTTCTTCATCATCTTCAAATACAACATTGAATCAAACATCTATTCCTGAAATAGATAATACTCAAGAAAATGAGACAGAAGAAGAAAATTTTGATGAAGAACCAGAAAATACAATTAAGAATATTGATGGTATGTCTTTACGAAACTATTTTCAAAATGAAATTGAAAAAAAAGACAAAGCACTTATTATAAAACAAAATGTAGGCAAATTTTCCGCTTATTCCAAAGTATGTCAGTCCGCAACAAATCGACAACCAGTGATTATAACCGATCAACAATTAGCCAATATTAATAAAGAACACAAAGGTTTTTTGAGAGAAGAAGACATTATACGCTATGGTTCAGATAAAAAAAAACAATACAACTATATTTGTCCACGCTATTGGTGTTTAAAAACAAATACAGTCATTGAACCAAACGAAATGAAAGAAATAAAAGAAAACGGTAAAACCGTTTTAGTTCATCCAACATGTGGTAAAATATTAGATGAAAACGCGGACGTAATCAAACCAGGACATTATGTATATGAATTTTATAAACCACCTAAAAATAATCCAGATTATAAAAGATTCCCAAATTTTCAAGTAGATAAACATCCGGATGGTTACTGTTTACCATGTTGTTTTGATAAATGGAAAACAGATTCACGAATAAAAGCCAAAAATAAATGTTATGGTTTGGAAGAAGAAAAAAACAAAGAAAAAGAGGAAGAAAATGATGAATATGTAAAAGGTCCAGATAAATTTCCTCTTTCCCCTGGACGTTGGGGTTATTTACCACCAGCAATTCAACAAATATTACGTGAAATAAATGCTGACTGTCAGGTAAGTAAAACCAATACAAATTTAAAATCGAATCATCCATGTTTATTACGTCATGGTGTAGAAGTAAATGAAAAACAATCATTTATTGCATGCATTTCAGATGCTATTTTTTTCGCAAAAACAACAGCGGATCCCACAAAATTCGCCAAAGTATTGAGTATCAAAGAAATGCGAAAAAGAATCATCGAAAGTTTAACCATTGATGAATTTATTAAATATCAAAATGGTAATTTAGTTATTGATTTTTATGATAAAAATAGAAAAATAAACGGAGACAAATATAAATCATCCAAAATATTTTCAAAATTAGATTTTGCAAAAGAAACTGAGCAATTATTTTATCAAAAAGTTGTTTCTGCTTTTGAAAATTTTATCAGTTTTTTGGAAGATGATGATGTAGTAATAAATCATACATATTTATGGGATATTATTTGCAGACCAAATAAATACTTATTTCCATTAGGATTAAACTTAATTATTTTGGAAATACCAAATAATGATATTACTAATAATGTTCAAATTATATGTCCAACAAATCATTATACAGCGGAATTTTATGACCCACGTAAATCAAGTCTTTTCTTAATGAAAGAAGACAACTACTATGAGCCCATTTACTCTTTAACCATTGTTGAAAACAAAAAAAGTATTAAAAAAATTTTTAATGAATACAGTCCCAATCTTCCAATCAATATAAAATTATTATTTAAAGAAGTTATTAAACCACTTTATAAAACAATATGCAAACCATTGAAATCAATGCCGAATATTTATACCGCTAAAAATCCCATTTTATTTTATCATTTAATTGAAAAATTAGATGAATACAACTATGAAATTTTAAAGCAAGTTGTGAATTTTAAAAATAAAGTAATTGGAGTAGTCGCAAAAAGCCCAACGAATAAAATTGGATTTATTCCTTGCTATCCATCCGCTATGGATGAAAATTTAAAAGAAAATTTAGATTTTGTTTTTATGACGGATGATAATATATGGAAAACATACCAAGAGACTTTTCGATTTTTAATGGAATTGGAAAAAAAGAAAAAAGGAAAAACAAATACAAAAGATGTTATACCATGTAAACCGATTTTTAAGATAGTAGAAGATGAATTAGTCGTCGGTATATTAACAGAAACCAATCAATTTATTCAAATATCAAACCCTATTCCGGAAGATGAAATTAGTCATGAATACAATTTACCTTCTTTTAAAAATACAAATTATATTGTTCAACCAAAATCAATACCCATGTTACAATCCGATACCTTTATCACAACAATGAATGATCATGATAAAGAACGTGTTGATTATATTCAAAAAATTAAATTAGAGACACAATTTTATAATATTTTTAGAAATACAATCCGAATCTTATTAAACGATTATGAAAATAGCAAAACAAAGGAAACAATTGAAAATGAATTGAAAAAAGAATACATTATTTATAATGAAAAAATTAAAATAATGAATCACCTTCTAAAACAATTGGCTAAAAATAAAATTCGATTTATTGGAGACGATAATTATTATAAATTAATCAAAAATATATCTACATGTATTGTTAAAGATAAAGAAAGTTGTGATAAAACATCACATTTATGTGTCTTTTCTAGCGAAGGTAAATGCAATATTATTTTACCTGAAAAAAATTTAATTACAAAAAAAATGAATGAACCATTTTACTACAATAAAATGGCGGATGAATTTATAAGATATAATTATATTCGCAATTTTATGTTTCAACCGCAAACATATTTGTCATTTAATAATATTGGTTATAATTTAAGAGATGACGAAATTATTTTATTACAATCTCTATTGACGCAAGAATATTTTGAAACACTTGTCCCAGCAACAATGAATTCTTATGTGAAATATAATACTTATGACCAAGCAGAACCACAAATTAGTCAAACTTATGATAACGTAATTAAAAACATGGAATCGAATGAGAATAATATAGAAAATATCAAAGAATGTATTAAAATTACTTCTAAAATCACTTCACAAATATGGTCAGCATGTTTCCCTAAAAATTTTACAGAAATTAAATATGAAGAGAATGTTGTTTGTACTTTTCAAATAATGATTGATTTAATTGAAAAAAAGACGAATGAAAAATATTCTATCAATAAAATAAAAAATGACTTAATCGAAGAATATAAAAAATATATTGAAATATATAAAACAAAAATCATTGATATTTTAATCATCGAAGGTAAAAAAACACTCGGAGATCAAGTAAAAGCCAATTCACTCTCTTTCACTAATTTTATTTATGATGAACAATATTTTTTAACTCCATTTGATTTATGGTTGCTTTTGCAAAAATATAAAATTCCTTCTTTTTTTATTTCACAACAAAACTTGTTTCAAACAAATTATGAAAAACATATTTTTAATACATACAGCAATGATTTAAATGATTTGTTTGTTTTTATTGTAATACCTGGTCTAAAAGCTCAAAAAATACCTGGATATAAAATCATTCAGAATACTGAAAAGGATGTTTTTATAACAATTAATCATTTAAATGCAACCACTTGTGAAGAAATGGTCCAAAATTCTTTTCGAAATAAAATAAGCATTGAACAATTCTTGGAAAAATTTGTAAAAAGTTCCAGTAAATATGCAAAAAAAAAACCGAAAATTATTTTGCAAGAAGACGACGATACTAAAAATGACTCGTTTCATTCTATTGGAACCAAAAAAAATAAAGTAAAAAAAAACACTACACGAAAATATAAAAAGAAATTAAATATTGAATCTTAAAATATGCTCATATTTTTTTTGTATAATATAAAATATTAGAATACTTTATATTATGTCTAAAATAAAACGAACTTACAATTTAAAGGTTGAACGTCTTCATCCAAATAAACTTACTTTTATGACTTTACCAATAAAACCACCTATTGCATTACCAACTTGTGTAGATTTAAGACCAAAAATGCAGCCTATTTATGATCAAGGATAACTAGAATCATATACTGCAAATTCTTTGTGCGGTGTTATCGGATATGATAAATATTGTTTCAATGGTTCCAGATTATTTGTTTATTTATAATGAGAGAAAATTAGAAAATGATATTCCAGATCACGCTGGCGCTACTCTTTCAGACGGCATAAAAACATTGCAAACTTACAGATTATGTTCTGAGGCCAAATAGCCTTATAATATTTCATAATTTACGGTTAAACCCTCAACAAAATGTTATCAAGATGCTTTATTTAATAAAGCATTAAAAGTTCAAAATATTCATTGTGATTTAACTTCCATGAAAAATTGTTTGATTTCAAGTTTTCCATTTGTAGTTGGAATTTCTGTTTACCAATCTTTTGAAAGTGCGTCTGTTGCTATCACTGGAATTGTACCAATGCCTAATCCAAAAGATCAATGTTTAGGAGGGCATGCTGTTATATGTATTGGTTATGATGATTCAAAACAATCAATCATGGATTATGAGAAACTCATGGGGTACAAATTGGGGAATAAAAGGTTACTTTTATTTACCTTATGCTTATTTAACAAATCCTAACCTAGCTTCTGATGTATGGACAATTACTTCTATGAAGTAAAATAACTTAAGATACAGATTCATCTTCTAAAATAGTTTCTTCGTATTCTTCATATTCTTCATATTCATCTTCTTTGTATTCATCATCTTCGTTATAATTATCATTCAAATTTACAAACCCGTTTTGCATATCTTTTTTTTCATAAAAAGATATATGTTTTTCATTAAAAATTACTTTGTTGCTAATAATTCTTTTATTAAAACTATTTTGTACTATTTTAATCATTTTTCGTCCAAATTTTGGGTTATATCTTTGAAATTGTAATAATTTTTGATTTATTAATCTTCTCGCGTTTTGTTTTTCAATAATTAATAAAGAATATTTTGATATAAAATAAATTTTTAAATAAGGTTTCATTATTTCTACCAATATTTTTCTTGGAAATTCAGAATGGATACTTATTTTATTGTATTGATATTTTTCATTAAATCGTTCAATCATTTCAAAAATATAAATTCTTAAAAAATCAATGGATTCATTTTTTATAATATCATTTATTGTATTTTTTCTTAGTAAATATTGATTATTATTATAAAAATCAATCAAACTAAAATTTGATAAAAAAAAATTATGAAACAATTCTGAAAAATAACTTGTTTTAAATCGCATAAAAAAATAGATATTATACAAGGTCGAATCATCAAAAAATAAATTATTATATGGGTTTTTTGTACGCAATGGAAACGAAAAAAAATATTCTGAATGCAACAAGTTTTTATCAATAATCTGAATGAGTTCTCTTATATTAAATAAGTATTTACTATTGTTTTGATAAATCGTAATTACATTTTTATCTTTATCAGAAATTGGATTTAAAGATAAATCGTTTTCTACCATGATTTTTGTTTTATTAAATTTTATTAAAAATATTAATTTTTTCATAGATAAATATGTTTTCTGAATTTTTTGAAATAAAGTTAAGAATTCATCTTTTTTTTCATCTGTAAAAAAATTATTCGACAACACATTTTCTATCATAATATATTTTTCTTTTGTTGTATATATTTTATTCGCATTTATATTAAAAAAAGTTTTAAATACATTATTATTTTCATCATTTAATTTATCGAATGTTTTATTACATATTATATGAAATAAATGCATTTATTAGATAATCATTTTTAATTTGTTTTTAATATTTATTTTTAAAGTAATATTAAAATATTTTATCTACAAAATAAACAAAATTATATTTCTGAATTGTATTTATTAAATCTAAAATCCTGGATTGTAATCATTTGATGAACCCATATCACTTGTTTTTATACTAATCACATTATTTTGTATCGCCATATTTGTAATTGAACAAGGATCATTTGGATTTTCTTCTGATCCAAAGAAATTTTCAATTTCCATTTCTTCATTTGTTTGTTTGTATTCACTTGTCACTTCTAACTTTTGCATCTCTTCCAAATCAAGCACTACTTGAAATGCACTTGTTCCGAAGAAACCTTCTTGGCCACACATTACATTTGCGGATATTCCACGTAAATTATCCAATTCTGCATGACGTGCCGCTTTCAATAACATTTCTGGTGTTTCCTCAAATGAAGCCTTTGCGATTGGTCCTATATTATCATTGTTAATACCATGTCTGAAAATGGATATCATTTTACTAGTATACGTCATACGATCACATAAGACACTGAAATTATGATAATTTATATATACACCATCAAATTCAATCACATCTACAATTTCATTATAAATGGCTTGTCTAGCTGCTTCAATCCCTAATACATTGTATATTTCTACAATATCATTACTAAAAGTTCTTTTGTTATCAATATAATCAAGAGCCAGTACATCCAATAAATTGGTTCCTACTGTATCTAGAACCCAAATATCTTGTTTCGAATATACACCATTGTTTTCTACAACATTGTCTTTTATTTTTCGAAGAATAACTTTATTGATTCCTTTGACACCTCGTAAGACAATATTTTCTAGAAGTTGATCCTGGAAATTCTTTAATATGTAAATCTGATCAGATTGATCAAGAGGATTAGCTTTGACTTTCTTTTGACCTCCTCTAGTATTTGATTTCATTACTTCATTCATACGAATACGAAATATCAATTTTTCTGCGTTGAAATCAGAATAAATACAATTTATCTGATTATCATAAGCATTATTTAATGTAAAATTAATATCATCCATCGTAATATTCTTTTTCAACATAATTTCAGGGTCCATCGTCATGCGAATAATCCATTTAGATTTTTCATTTTCGCTACTTAATGTTGTCTCTGCACATTCTGAAACCATATTTTCAAAAGCACGGAATTGTTCAATTGTTGATCTATCTTCATCAATCAAACTGTTCAAATCATCTGGATCAAAACATATTTCCACCGACTTTACGATTTCTTGTAGTTTTGTGTATTCTAACATATACATAATAGTATTGGCTTTTTCCTTCTGTGTTTCATCTTCTTCTTTCAAATAAACAGTTAAAGAAGGATTTTTTGGTTCAGCTGATAAAGATAATATTTCTTCAATACGAGGCACACCACGAGTAACATTGGATTTAGAAGACACACCAGCAAAATGAAAAGTATTGAGAGTATTGTGGATTATAACACCATAATCAGTCATAAATGTTTGATTGCATGGAACAGTAAAATCATATACATAATTTGTTTGTTCTGGTGTATAAATTTCAATATCTATAATTTCATCCCAAATCACATTTGATGTTGCTGCTTGTTTCAAAATATATAATTCATTTTGAATTAAATATGCTTTTTCATGAGTTTCAAAGGTTTGGATATATTTTTCAATTGTTCTTCTACCAATACTTTCAATGTTTTTATGTTTATAATGACTATATAGACGACTTTGGCCTGGTAGTTCAAGTGTTTTACCGCAATAAGAAACAATATCTTCTAATCCATTGATTTTATCAATATATTCTGGTACCGTTTTCAAATTATCTCTTTCCAAATAACCAATCATTTCGTTTATTTTTTCTTCGTGAAGCAAAGAACCAATTTTTTCTTTGTATAAACTTGCATATTTAGATGAAATTAATAAGTGATAAATATTTGAACCTCTCACAAAATTTTCTTTTAAAGAACCGAAGATATCAAAATAATTTAATAACAAAGCCATATCTTTGATCATTTGTTTACTTCTGCTGCAAACACGAATTTGATGATGTTGTTTATCATTCTGAAAATTACCATCTCCATCAAAATAAGCTTGAATTAACCCTGCTTTAAATTCCAAAGGAGCAGTAAAGGCAAAATTGGGTACTTGTTTTACAAAAGAACCTGTACCACATTCTTTCAACAATAACTGCGATAATTCTTTGCTATTGAATTTTGTAGAAATACTTGGTCCATATTCACATTGTCGTTTTGTTACTGTTACTTTTTTACCAAATAAATTTGCGAATTTAGTTGTATTGTTTATAAATTCGTCTGAAATATTTGTAATGCAAATTTGATTATAATTTATATTACCTTCTGCTAAATATGCACCAATAAACCATCCAAACAAATAATCTAATTTAAAATCTGAATTACCAATTTGAATTGTTGAATTTGTAAAAGTATTATCAATATGTTTCGATACAGGAATACGCATTCCTTTTTTCATATTTGCTCCAGTTATTGATACAACCTTTTGTAATTCCTTACTTCGAATTAAATGGCTATGACTTGTTGTAGTTTCAACTATTCTACCACTTCGTGTAGTTACTTTCATCATTTGTCCATTTACAGGATGACGACTTACATGTGATATTTTATTCCATGATGTTTTTTCATCTTCTGATACACCAACAATATAATAATTATGTTCTAATGGTTCCAATAAAGTTTCATAACTATCATGATGACCGGTATTTTGAGTATATTCTGGTAATTGTTCCATTAAATCGTCAATAAATGGTCCAATTTCTGTTGATTCCATTTCCACAGCATTTGTTATTTTTGACACTTTAATGATTTTCATTTTCTCGGATGATAAACACGACATTTGTGTGGAGACTTCGCCAATACTTTGACCTGCAATCATTCCAACCATTTCGCCAGGAGTAACAATTGCTCTTTTATAATCTAATGTAATGGTATCCAATAACAAAATAAGAGCTGATTTATTAAAACGCTTTGTAACAAGCAATTCTTTCGGAGATAAATAAAAGTAATACAAAGTTTTGAATAATAATGTTGGAGGAGCAAAAGTAATCTTCTCCAAATTCTCATAAGCTTGTTCAATTAATTCAAAAGCTTCCAATGGTGTAATATCCACCAAAGAACTACTTGTTAAATTGACTTGACCTTGAATATTGTTGATAATATAATAAAACGCAACTGGGCAATTTACAATACTATCGCCTTTGTTTTTGAATACTTTCTTGATAATATCACCACGCATTTGTATCATAAATTCAGTGTATTTTTTACAATATTCTTGCATTTTCGGTAATTGTTTTCTATAACGAGCCATCACATTCTTTAAGAATATACTTGTTAAAATTTTATTTTTTCCGGATTCATCTGGAATATTATAATGCATATAAATATCTTGAACACTCATTGATACCAATGGTAGTGGTTGATTTTCTACTTTTATCGAATCAATGTTATCATCACCGTAAGAGAATTGAACTATTTTATTTTTATTGGTTCTCACAGTCATGTCGTAATTAACCATTAAATCTTCTAGGCCTTTGATTAAACGACGTTGAATATAACCTGTAGAACTTGTCTTAACAGCAGTATCAATAAGACCAACACGACCACCCATTGCATGAAAGAAGAGTTCTTGTGGAGACAACCCATTAATATAAGAACTTTCTACAAATCCACGTGCGCTTGGTGAATCGTCATATTTACTGAAATGTGGTAAGGTTCTGTGTTCAAAACCATAAGGAATACGTTTTCCATCCACATTTTGTTGACCTAAACAAGAGATCATAAAAGTGATATTTAAGTCACTGCCTTTTGATCCCGCATTTACCATGGTAACAAAACGGTTGTTTTTGTTCAAACTCTTTAAACCTACTTTACCTGATTCATCAGTGGCTTTATTCAATATATTATTGACTTGTGTCTCAAATTCTTCTTCATTGGTTTTTCCAGTATTGTTTTCGAAAACGCCAATTTGTACTTGATCAATGAGATTTTTTACATCAGTCTTTTTCTTGGTAATGATTTCTATGATTTTTTGATTGGTTTCAGCATTGGAAATTAAGTCACTAATTCCTACACTAAACCCTGCGGTCTTCATGTATTCGGTTACAATATTCTGCAAGTCGTCAATAAATTTTGCTGACGCCATATTTCCATAATCATTACATGTTCTTTGAATCAGACCCTTCGTGTAATCATCCAAAACCGATTTGTTCATTTGGCCGCGAATATATTGTCCATTACGAATTTCCAAAATCGCATTGTAATTTTCTTTTTCGTCTTTGTCGTCCTTATAGGCTTTGGTTTTGTATTTCATGGAAATGGGTCTCATGATTTGACTTAATAAATTAAAATTCGTCAAGAAAGCTCCATGTTCTCCTGTTTCATTCTTTTTTAAATTTTCTAATAATTCCTTCTCATTTACTGTGTCCAACATCATTAATAAATTCATCGCATCACGAGGTGTGAATATTACGTTTTCTCTCGTGAATTGATAACATCCAAGCATTGAATCTTGGAAAATACCAATGATTGATTTGTTATTCGCAGGACTGATAATCTGATAAGGAACTGCTGCTAAATTTCTCAATTCGGACTCTGCCTCTGGATCCTGAGGCATATGTAAATTCATTTCATCGCCGTCAAACGATAAATCGTCAGAGTTTCCAATGACGTCGGATCGTATCTTAAGCTGGTTCAAGATGGCTAATCTATCACTACCAACCAACACCCGTTCGATCTCTGAATGCCCTCCATATCCTTACCATAACGGAGTTAGGAAGTAACACTGCGGATTGCCTATTTCATACTTTTCAGTAATCATCCATCACTTTATTACCAGGGGTTCAGCTATTAACTGAGATCCTCACAATTGTTTCCAGAAGTGAGTGGTAGTGATGGCTTTAAGGGATTCCCGTCAACAAGGTGTTTCGCAAATAAATCAATAAATATTTGAGGCAATTCTATATTATTTTTTTTATGATATTCTACTAATTTTTTATAGTGTTGTTCTATTTGTGATGAAATTATATTTGCTCCTTTTTTTAAATTTTCACTAATTGATAATGGTGTAGTATTTCTCCAATTTAAAGATAACATTTGATCATTGTAATTCTCTAAATTAAAAACGTGTATAGGAATCACATGATCAATATGCCATTCTTTTCCATAATTATCAAAAGTGAATTTTTCATCGAAATTATATTGCATCCAATCCCAATATCTCTCTGCATCACAGCCTAAATATTCAATTGATTGTTTTTGCTTATTATTTAAAGCAATTGTAATACGACTTCTTTGAATTCTAAACATTTTGTTAATAGGATTAGAATGATATCTTTTTTTTTGAGCTTCATTTGCAACTTTTTTATTTTTATTCTTATCTTTTAAAATAATTTTTAAACGATATGTTTCATCATTTTTATACTTATCTCTGTATTTTTTATTGTAACAATCCTTGCAAAGATATCTATTTTTAATTAAATCTGAGATCGATTTTGATATATTACAAACATTGCACGTTTTTTCTACATTATCAAGTAGTGACGAAATATGTCTTTTTTCGTTTGCTTTTTTAGCCCATTTATTACTACATTCTTTGCAAATATTTCTTTTTTTTATAAATTTATCATTTTCTTTTATTTCATCACATCTAGAACAACACTTAGTTTCCATTATAATTTCTAATAATATATTTCTATATAATATTTGCCTCAAATAATTATTAATTTACTTACTAGAGGGTAACACGCTTCGAACGCCCCCTGTTGCTGACCTTGACGGCTATTATGACCTTTAATGGTCACAAAATTTCGATCAGCATTGTATGGTTTTGTGTCCGCCACATTCATTCTGAAAGTATCACCTCGCTTCATAATACGAGCAATATGACACATCATACTCATTCTATGTAAAGTCGGTTGTCTGTTGAATAAAATCGCATCTCCATCCATCATGTGACGATGAACAATGTCGCCATCTTCCAACAGAATAGAATTACGATCTATGTATCTCAATGTAATCGACTCGCCATTCTTTTTCTCAAGAATCTTGGCTCCTGGCCACGCATCTGGACCATTCTTCACCAATTTCATCAAGAAATTTTTATTCAAACTATTCACGACCACTGGCTTTGTAATATTCTTCGCTACCTTCATAGGAATACCTAATTCTCGAATGGAAATATTCGGATCGGCTGTAATGACGGAACGCGCGCTAAAATCAACACGTTTCGCCATCAAGTTTCCCCTCATTCTACCACCCTTACCATTTAAGCGGTCTTTTATCGATTTCAAAGGTCTTCCTGAACGCTGTGCGACAGAAGCTACACCAGGTATTTTATTATCCACTTGTGTAACCACATAATATTGCAAAACAGTTGTCCAATCATCAATCACATTTGCAGGAGCATTGTTCTGAATTTTCTCCAATAATGTTTTATTGGTTTTAATAATATTCACTAAAATATGTGTTAAATCATCTTCAGAACGTTGCTGTGCATCATGTTTTACCGATGGTCTTACGGAAGGCGGAGGAACAATCATTGCTTGACATATCATCCAATCAGGTCTTGAAAAAGTAGGACTAAAACCCATAAAAGTAACATCTTCATCAGATATTCTTTTAAATATTTTCAAAACCATTTCAGGAGTCAATTTAATAATCATAGGTTCCCCAGATTCACCACTGGACGGCCACTCCGCAAAAATTGTGGCTAAACCTTCTTTTCTGATTTTAGTTGGCTGCAAACAACCACAACCGTCTTCTGTGTCTTCACCACAACGTTTAATTTTTTTACATAATTCAAATACAAATTTCCAACGCGCTTCTCCTTGTAATTTAAGAGCTTGTTTGTATTTTTCTTTGCTAATCAATAATTTACTACATTTAAAACAAACAGAACGCAAACATTTTAAAATAGTGCTTAAATATTGAATATAAAATACTGGTCTTGCTAATTCAATGTGACCAAAATAACCAGGAGTTTGCATATAATCTAAACCATCTGTAGGACAAATAAGTCCCGGTTCTAAAACACCCATGCGAGGATCAAAGAGACCTTTAATGACTGGTTTATTATTAATGTATGTATCTCTACTAGTTATTTCAGCCACCGAACCTTTTCTGATTTCATCCGGAGACAAAATACTGAATTGAATCCCAATAATTTTAGAACAATTTTTACGCACTGATTGATTCGTGTTCTTCGACATTTCTTAATATACTATAATATTTAGATTTAGATTGTTTTTTATATCAATTTTATTTTTAATAAACATATAAATATTGCGTCTATTTTTTAAGTCATTTTCTTATTTGTTTTTTTAACCATTTTAAAATCATAAAATACTTTTTTAAAATTATAAAATAAAATTGAAATAGAATTTAAAATTATCAACTCATACATATATAACAACCATGACTAAAGATTCTAAACAAAACCTTGCTAGAAAAGAGACAAAAAAACCAAAAAAAAATGAGGAAAATGCTCGTAAAAAAAAACAAAATGTTAGTTCTGATGACGACAGTTTTATTGCGAGTGATTCAGAAGAAGAAATGGATGAACATGAATACCGCAAATTTTTACAGAAAATTTTTCCAAGTAAACATTTAGACAAAAAAATAAAAGCAGGTGAACGTCTTAAAAAGACAATTGAAGTAAGTGATTATGATAATGATTACTCTGAAAGCGAAGAAGATAAAAATTTATTAAAATCCAAACAAAAAAAACAAGTACAATCTAAAAAAAAGACAAATGCACCAAAGAAAAAGATAGAAGTGAGTGAATCAGAAGATGAAAATGAAGATAATGATTATTATGAAGAAGAGGAGGAAGAAGATATAAAACCTAGAAAAAAAAATAAAAAACAAGCAAAAAAAAAGATAGAATCTGAATCTGAATCTGAATCTGAATATGATGAGGAAGAATCAGAAGAGGATGAAGAAGTTTTAACTCATAAAAAGGGATCAAATAAATTAAATATTATTTTTACTATTGGTGGTGCCGAAGACGATGATGAAGAAGAATGGGAAGATGATGACGATGAAGATTGGGAAACAGAAGATGATGAAGAAACTGAAGACGAAGATGAATCAGTATCTTCTTCCAATGAAGAAGATGATGAAGAAAACGAAGAAGAGGATGAAGAACAAAACGAAGTAGAAGAAGAACCGAGGAAAAATAAAAAAAATAAAAAAGAAAAAGATAAATCTTCTAAAAAAGAAGAAACCAGCGTTGTAGTAGATTCAACAACCACAACCACAAATGACGAATTTTTAAAACAATTAAAAGAAATTTATGAGAAAAATCAAAATAATAAAATGCTTCAAAAATGTATTGATGTATGTGAAGAAGATATCAAGATTTCTAAGGTTAAAAAGGAAAAAAAGGTAAAGAAACAGAAGGAAAAAAATTCGCGCATTTTTCGAAAAATTGTTCGTGATAAAAATACCATGAATGATTTCAGTTTCTTTGAAAAATTAGAAATGGAAGAACAGAAAAAAATAATTAAGGAACTCAAAGAAATCAATAAAATTACACGTGTTGAAAAACCATATCGTATGACCCTTTTGGAATCGGCCATTCCAGTATTATTTAAAGCTGCCGCTATGAAAAAAATAAATTCATTGCGATATATGGAACCTGGTAGCGGTGAGTTCTATAAAATAAAAAACTGGGTCGATACTTTTATGCGAATTCCATTTGATAAACATCAATCACTTCCTCTTACAATTGAAGATGGTGTTGATAAATGTCACGAATTTATGGCGAATGCACAAAAAACACTGAATGAAGCTGTTTATGGACTCAATGATGCTAAATTACAAATTATGCAATTATTGGGTCAACTTATAACAAATCCGAAAGCAATCGGCACTGCGATAGCAATACATGGTCCCCCAGGAACAGGAAAAACCTCGCTTGTGAAAGAAGGTATCAGCAAAATTCTCAATCGTCCTTTTGCCTTTATTGCTCTAGGCGGTGCAACAGATAGTAGTTTCTTGGAAGGACATTCTTATACATATGAAGGTAGCACATGGGGTAAAATCGTGCAAATATTAATTGATAGCAAGTGTATGAATCCAGTATTTTATTTTGATGAATTGGATAAAATCAGCGATACGCCTCGCGGTGAAGAAATTGCTGGTATCTTAACACATTTAACAGATACAAGTCAAAACAGTCAATTTCATGATAAATATTTCGCTGAAATTGATTTTGATTTAAGTAAATGTTTGTTCATCTTTAGTTACAATGATGAATCCAAAGTAAATCCTATTTTAAAAGACCGTATGTATCGTATTCAAACCAAGGGATATGATCAGAAACAAAAAACAGTCATTTCTAATCAATATTTGCTTCCAAAAATTCGTGAACAAGTGAAATTTGATGATGACCAAATTATCATCCCAGATACAACTATTCATTATATTATTGAAAACCATTGTAATAAAGAAGATGGTGTTAGAAACCTTAAAAGATGTTTGGAGATTATTTACACAAAATTAAATTTGTATCGTCTCATGAAAAGCGATTCGAATTTATTTGAAGAAGATATGTCTTTAAAAGTCGAATTTCCTTTTACCGTCACCAAAGATATTGTAGATAAACTCATTAAAAAAAAGAATGATAATATATCCGCTCTTTATAGTATGTACGTCTAAAATCCACTTTTATCCACTTTTTAGAAAAGTGGAGCAAAATCATTAAGAAAAATTCTTTACACCTTTTCACATTTAAAACGCCCAAAATAACATAAAGATATTTTTGTATTATTTATTATAATAATGGAGAATAAAGAAGAATTTATTAAGTGTTCTTATTATAATTGTAATAAATCTTTTGCAAAAGAATATTTCTCTTCTGGATTACAAAAACCACCTATAAATGATGAAGACAAATTTCACCAAATATTAGAAGGTATAATTAGTACAAGATTATTTTGTATGAAATGTTCTACAAATCACGCAACTATTATATGTATCAATTCAAAAATTCAATTTGAAAAATAATGGGCGTTTCAAATGAGAAAAGGTGTAAAAAAAATTATTTTTTTTATTATAATTATAAAAATGGATAAAAATCATTTTCAAAGACCGTCAAGACACAGGTAAAATAGAATTGGAAAAACTACTAGAATTCTTAAATAATAATGATTATCATTACAAAAATGTACATAAAACTATCCAATATGGTTACTCACTTGTGGAATTCAAAAAAGAAATTTCCTATACAGATAAATCTGGAAATTGGATAAATGATCGACATATAAAAATATATGTTGAATATGATGATGATTTTGATTATAAAAATATTGATTTAAGATAAGATGATATAGATTTAGTATTTAATCGTGAAAAAAGCGAAAAATTCATTAAAGATATTATGAATAAAACTTATGATAATGAAAACATGGAAATAAAAGAATAAAAAAATGAAATAAAATTAGATTTATAAATAAAATTATAATAATAATAATAATAATAATAAATGTCCAATTATACTCATAATTTAAAAGTTATATTGATTGATAATAATGAAAATATTGTTGAAAATGATGACTTACTTAAAAATATAAAAGAAAAATTAAAGGAAACCTACACACATTCCATTTATACGCAGCCAAGTACAATTCCATGGAATATAACAATAAAATGGGAATTACAAAAATTAACCAAAATACAATCTTATTTTATGGGTGATTTATTTGCGCATCCTGTATACGATTTTGATAGCATCATTTACGAACATACTGAAAAAACCCTGAAACAAATAGAAAAAGAATTGAATATTAATGATTGTAAAATAAAATTTCATATTTCGCGAATGCCTTATAATAAAGCTGCTCTTAAAACTGCATATGGATTTATTTAGTTTCATTTTCAATATTATTCATAAACATAAACAAATATAGACAAATTATATAAAAACACAATTATATAATTTATTAATATGGAAACTAATAACAAATGTTGCGAACATTATTTTATTCGTGATCTTATAGATATTACTCCGGATAAATCAAAAGAAATTATATATTGTATTTTATGCGAATACACAAAATAAAAGCATATATGCAGTTTTTGTTTCATTTAAATTATAAAATAATATTTCTCAGTAAGAGTTGAAAATTCACGATTTTTTTCCCAAATTGAAATTGGAAAATCCATTTTTGGACATTTTTAAATGTCCATTTTTGAAAAGTCCATAGTAAACCCCGACAAAATCGTGAATTGTTACGATAAATTAAATTTATGATTAGGTCACTAAAAAAATAATTTTTATTTTGTTAGCATAAATTTTGATTTTTTTATGAGTGCATTTGTTTAGGAGATTTTTTTTGTTCTATAAATATAGAACATTTTAGAATGGACTGTGACGAGAAAAATCTCCCGAAATATTCATGCGAACAGTGTGACTATACTACATTTAAAAAAGCAGATTGGAAAAAACACATCCACACGAAAAAACACACAAAATGCGACTTTTTGAACATTTTGAACAAAAATGTCGCCACACCAGAAATCAAAAAATTTGCATGCAAAAATTGCAATAAGGAGTACAAAGCTCGTAACAGTTTATGGTATCATGAACAAAAATGTATGCAAATAACTCCTGAAAACATTGATTCAAATCTGATAATAAAAATATTACAGCAAAATGATGATTTTAAGCAGATATTAGCTGAGCAAAATAAAATGTTATTTGAACAGCAAAATAAATTATTAGAAATAACTAAAAATACTCAGATAAATACAACAAATAACCATGTAAATAGTCATAATAAAACATTTAATTTACAATTGTTCTTAAACGATACATGTAAGGATGCGATGAATATTACAGACTTTGTGGATTCAATTCAATTGCAATTAACTGATTTGGAGAGTATAGGAAAGGATGGTTTCGTAAATGGTATTTCGAATATCATTATGAAGAATTTGAAAGCATTGGATGTAACCCAACGACCTGTTCACTGTAGCGACCATAAGAGAGAAATCATATATGTGAAAGATCAGGATCAATGGTTTAATGACAGCAAAGAAGAACCGAACAATCAGAAATTAACAAATGCGATTAAGAAAATTGCACATCGAAATATTTGTATGATACCTCAATGGAAAGCCAAGTATCCGGATTGTATTTATTCGGATTCAAAAAAGTCAGATCAATATAATCATATTATGTATGAATCAATGGATTACAGTCAATTAAATTCCGAGAAAATTATCAAGAAAATCGCCAAGGAGGTTATTATAGATAAGAATTGAAGGATAATCTAGTAAAAAAATGATTTAGCATATTTATAAAAAAATTGTATTTATAAAAAAAAATTGTATTTATAAAAAAAAATTGTATTTATAAAAAAAAATTGTATTTATAAAAAAAAATCTAAATATATATATATAAAATGGTTATGACTCGTAGTAGATCAAGAACTAGAAAACAATTATATCGTTCTCGCGTAAAATCTTCTCATTGTCGCAATAAATACACCAGATGTAGAAGAAGAAATGGTTGCAAAAGAACAACACACGGAACTATAAAATCTTATTGCCGTAAATCATCAAATAAACGCGTTTAATTTATACTTTTGTTTCAATTTTTGGAAAGGAAATAAAATTTTTATGAACAAAAATAAAAATTTTATAAATTATAAAAAATTCTAAAAAATCTAATATTCAGAATAAGGAACATTGTTACCACCTCTTGTAACCAAATAGTTATATTGATTTGTTGTTAAACAAGCCATTCCTGAAGAATTACTATATGCAGAATTGCATTCAGGTTTAAAAGGCGTGTTTGCGAACATCAACATTTCACCTTCTGGTAAAGGAACTGGTTGAGGTTCGCGATTCAAAATTTCTTGAACCGCAGGACTTAAGGGTTGTCCAGGTGTAACAGTTAAATTTTGAGCACCCCATAAAGAAGTATCAACTGGAGTATAATCACCAAGAGTATAAGGCGATGATTGACCATAATTGGTGTTAGCACCAGTAAAACCTTCTTTTTTGTTATTTAACATTTTAGCAGCTAATATTTTTTTCATTTGACTGCTACTTCCTCCACTATTTCCGTGAGATTGAGAACTAGATGAACCATGGGAACTAGACGAATGTTTTCCACCGTGAGATTGAGAGCTGGATGAATGTTTTCCTCCGGATGAATGCTTGTTGCTAGAGCCCGAACTTCTACCTCCAAATGCTTCCATGATACCAGGTACATTGCAACAACCGCATACTGTATGTGTAACTAAAATCATATAAATGATTCCAATCAATATTAACACTTCTAAATTTAACTTAAATCCTAATAATGAAATATCCATATTATACATATTTCATAGATAATATTTTTCTTTTATTTTTCTTCTAAAAAAAGGTCGATGGAAGCATTATAATCATAAAAATTAATATTATTTATATGAAAAGTTTTCACATCGGTGAGTAAATGGAACATTTTTTTAGGTTTTTCTGTTTTTATTCTTTTTAAACTCAAAATTAAATTCATATTAAAATCGGATATTATACATAAATTACCACCACCTTCGATTTTTCTATGATTTCCTAAATCAAAAACAAAATGTTCATTTAAATTTATTCCGTCCAATTCTACTAGACCAATTACTTTCTCTCCGTTTTCTAAAATATCTCCTAATTCTATGTTTTGAATTATTTTTTTTGTACCATTTTTTAATAAAATCTCTGTTTTACCATTGAAACCTGAATTCAAATACTTATGAATATCACTATAACTTAATTTGCTTATATCAAATTCACCTAACTGTTTATATAAACGATATTTTGCTTCTTCGACATCAATAATTTCATCCCAATCAGAAAATATAAAATCATCCACTGTTATACGTTTGGTAATAGTATTTAAACAATATAAGTAAGGCTTATCATAAAAAGCTATTTTTCTTGATAAAGGATGATCTGAAACACGACACCATTTACAATTCCATTGTACCATATGTGTTCCGCTAACAATTATATCACATAAATTATACATTTGTGAACGTGAAGCATCTACTTTAAAGATGGTTGTTACTTCATCCCCTCCGTATAATTTATCTCCAACTTGAATATTTGAAATCTTTTTCAAATCCCCATTTACCATTTTCAATAGAGTATTTTCATCAAAACATTGAATGGTTGGTATTTGTATTGAAGGAGAAACATGTAAATATTCCATCATAAAAACCAATATCATAGTCATAGGAATAGCAATCGCAATAAAAACAGATGTTAAAGAAGCAGCAAGTGCCCATGTAAATGGCGCCATCCATAAGACTAAAATAATTGCTGCTAATCCGATTAATATAGCAACAACAAATTGTGCGATTGCGCCGAACAAGGATTGTAAAGTATAATAAGTACCAAATAAAGTATATAAAGATGCCGTCATTATACCTTGTATTTTGCCCATCATGTCCCTCATCGAAATAATAATTTGTTGTAAAGGAACCATCATATTTCCTAATCTACCCATAATTTCTTGTGTAACGGATTGAATTTGTGTTCTAATTTTATTAAACATATTTCTAACCGCATTAATAGATTCTTCAATGATGTTTGCGAGTGAATTTAATATATTTGTAGCAAATGTTAATGGTTGTGTTGCGTCTGCAGTTACGCTTTGAATTATATTTTGCATACAATATTGGAAATTTTGATGTGTATAATCATAAGCTGATGTACCAGAAGGCGCGTTTATTAATCCAGCAAAAGGAATAACATAAGGTTTACAACGTTCAGCAGGCCAATTATCTTGATAAAATTGGGAATTTATCATCACCGCGCAATAAGAGATACCAAGAAATATTATAATAGTTAATACAATAAATAAAATATTCGAAGTTCCATAAGAATCAAAATAAGTTAATTTATCATATATTTTATCAATATTTTTGAAGGTTTTTTGATGATTATCCATATATAAATGGAGGATAATAATCAATTATTAAAAACTAAAAAACTTGAAATAAAACAAAAACTTTAAAAACCAAAAAATAAGAACCAAAAAATAAGAACTAATAAATAAATAATAATAAAATTAATAAAATGGTATTTTTTTATAATGGTCTTCCCAATCCCAGAAAATTTCGTCACCAATTTGAATTTTATGATCGCTTGTAATCAAACAACTAAACCATTCTAATTCAATATCTGTTTTTGAAGCTTTATAATAATATCTTACAGGAATAAAATCATTTTTCTTTTGATCATAAACTAAATGTGAACCTGTAACATATATATCTTCACCATTCGTGTTACTTATTTTATACAGAAGCTCTTTTTCTTTATATTTATTAAATTTATTATCAATACACATTGTTCCATGAACAATACTTCCATTTTCTAAAATGTCTCCTAAATGAATATATCGCATTTTTTTTATTTCGCCATTTAGAAGACGAACTTTTGTATCTGGATGAAAACATGAACCCAGAGCTTGTACCATTTGTCCAGGTGGTCCATTCCATGCACTATTCATAGTCATTATGCTACCATTCAAAATGTATAACATAGTAGCCATTATACTAATTGCCTTACCAAATAAATCACGAAGACCAATAATTATTTTCTGAAATTCAATAATAATATTTAAAAAAACACCAAATATACTTTGAAAAATATTTGACATGAAACCTCTCACATTATTAAACATATTACGAATACTATTGATTTCAGTTGTAAAAGAAGACATATTATTTTGTAAGGAACTTGTGATAAATGTTAAAGGTTGCAATAAATAACCCATAAAACTTGTTGTTACTGATTGAATACAATAATTAAAATTTTGTTCCATATTATCTGCGAGAGGCATATACATCGGATTACAGCGATACATAGGCCAGTTGTCTTTAATTTCTTGAATGGAAACAATATAAAATAAACCAACCATATAAGCAATAAATCCTAAATTAATATATATAAAATTTAACCAATTTTTTCCAGAGGGCATTTTACTTATATAATAAATATATAATTATAAAGATTTTTTATACATTTATTTTCTTTGTCTGTGTTTTTTTGTTTTCTTATAACCTCCACTATAGCATGGCCAGTTCCATTTCGATGACCCACCTCTTTTTTTCATTTTCTTCGTTTTTTTACCTCCTTTCTGTGTAGCATATTTATCATAAACAGAATTAGCGCTTGCTTGTGTACTTGTTTGAGCATTTTGTTGTTGAACATCTGTCGGAGTTTGCCCTGGACCACCAGTTGGTGTATAAGGTGTTTTTACAATTGGAACAACAACTTGATTGCTTTGCGGTGTTACACCCCCTTTTTGTTTTTTCATTCTTCTTTTCTTTACGCCATTCTTTCCACCAATTTTATTTAAATTATTCAGCTTTTGATTTGATTGTTGATTTGATGCAATTGCTGAATCTCTTGGATTACCAGCGAGCATTCCCTTTTGTGTAGGATTAGTTAATCCTGGTGGTGGTGGTGCATATTTATTAGACATTATATATAATATATATAATATATTAGTTAAATATTAAAATAATAAATATATTGATTGTACAATGGACGACAAACAACGACTTCAACTGCAAAAAATGGTAAATGCAAACAATGTATTGGACCAAACCGAGTTAATTCGCAATTTAAAACATAGTCATATATTCAAAAATGAAATAAACACAATGATGTTGATTAAGGCTAAATATAGAGGAGACGAAGAAAAAATCAAAGAAGAGTGTATCAATGAATGCGGTTTTATGTTTACTTATTATACTGATTTATTCAACAAAATAAGAAAAGATGAGATTGACTTAAACATTTTATTTAAATTTATTGAAGTATTAAGAAAAATTGAAGAGGGTGAATTAGACCAACACGAAGGCTCTTTTTTAGTCGGTACTTTATTGAAAGAATTATATATTGATAGTGCACTTAAAAAAGCAGATAAATTAAACGAAATTCATGATAATAATAATAATGTAGAATCAAAGAAGTTAGAACCAGTTCTCTCTATTTCATGGAAACAATTCAAAAATATGCCTAAAAAATGAAGGTTGTATAAAAAATTAATAATATATTATAGTAAGAATGAAAACAAATAAGAAAAAACAATTAATAAATAAAAATAGCAAATATACTAAAACAAGAAAACACAATAAAAACCCAAAACCGTCATTAAAAATACTTAGAAAAAATGAATATTTATATGCGTCAAAAAAATATTCAGGTGATGAATTGTTAGCATACACAAGAAACAATGAATTAAAAACTCATCAATATTGCGATTTAGATGATATTAATTGGTTTGGTAGTTATGAAGTAGCGAAAAGTTATCAAACAAAAGAAACAAAATTAAATCAATTCAAAATAAAAAACAACGTAAAATTATTGAGAATCAATACAGAAAACGATAAATTTTTTCGTTCTTTATTTTTGCATAGTAATATTGTTTTGGAACCATCGATTCAAATATCAGATGAAGAAATAAAAAAAATACAATTCTCACATCCGTATTTGCATATGGATAACAAAGAAAAAGCATATTACGAATTTTGTTTTGCGTTTGGTTATATAAATATACATGAACAAAATGAATTTATGGTATTATTAAAATATTTAATCGAAGAAAAGATCATTCATATGGAAATGCGCGATGGTAAAAGTATTTTAAACAAATTAAATTTAAAAATAAATTATTATCGTTTAACACATTTTACAACAAAACATGAAAAATACAATCGTTTGAGTTTTTATGATTTAGATAAACATGCGTTATTAAATATTTGTAAATTGTTAAAAGCGAGGGATTTAAATATTCATGGAATATTTCAAAAAAATACAACAAGTTTTTGGTTTCCTGATTTAATTGTATATAAGATGAATATTGAAGAAACTATATTATTTAATCCACATCGTGATTTAGTATTTGATAAAGTAATTGAAAAAGGTAATTGAAAAATTTTTATAATGATATAATATAAATTATGCCTCGTACAAAACAAAGTACATTAAAAAAACGAAGTATAGTAAAAAAAAGAGGAGGATACACTAATTTAGATGTGTGTGAATACAACATATACGATAATAATGCTCGCGTAAATAGTGAAGATCCACAAGAACTTCAAGGAGTTTACAATACATGTTGCCCAAAATCTCAATTTGGTTTGAAAAATTCGAAACCTTTTTGCAAAAATTTAGCAGGACAATTTAAAATGTTACAACAAGCAAATAATTATGAAAATAAGCAAACATTTAAATACGGTAATGACCGTTATATAAATTCAGAAGATGAAGATTATTATAAACCTAGAAATGCGATTACAAATCTAAATGAAGATGAATTTGGTCCAGAATTCCAAGCACCAACTTATGAATTAGGAGGTAGAAAAACAAGAAGAAGTAAATTCAGAAAATCCAGAAAATCCAGAAAATCAAAAAAGTCCAGAAAATAAATATACAACAAATAAATATATAACAAATAAAAATAAATCAATATATATTTTTATTTAAACCGAAAATGCTATTAATATATATTTATATTAATGCCAAAAAAACAGATTGAAACAAAAACTACATTAGTCATTGTTGAATCACCCGCCAAGTGTAAAAAAATAGAAGAATATTTAGGTCCAGGATATAAATGTATGGCAAGTTACGGTCATTTGAGAGAATTGCCTTCTCTCGAACATATTAATGTGAAAAACAATTTTGAACCTACTTATACCATTATCGACCAACCTTTAAAAAAGAAACAAATTGAACTTCTTAAAAAAGAAATCAAAACAGCATATGAAGTTGTATTAGCCTGTGACGCGGATCGCGAAGGAGAATCAATTTGTTTTCATTTATGTGAAATATTTGGTCTAAATATAGAGAGAACTAAACGAATTGTTTTTCATGAAATTACCGAATCCGCCATTCAATACGCTATAAAAAATCCCACTGTTGTAAACATGAATTTAGTAAGAGCTCAACAAGCACGTCAAATTCTGGATTTATTTGTCGGATTTAAAATTTCTCCTATTTTATGGAAATGTATATCTAAAAAATCAGAACATTCACTCTCTGCAGGAAGATGTCAGACACCTGCTTTAAGACTTATTTATGAAAATCAACAAGAAATAAATAAAACAATAGAAAGAAAGGTTTTTTCAACTATTGGTTACTTCACAAATTTAAATATTCCGTTTGTTTTGAACAAAGAGTATGAAACAGAAGAAGAAATGACGGATTTTTTATTCGGATCTCAGGAGTTTACACATACTTATACATGTTCCAAACCTGAAATGTTATTCAAAACACAACCAGAACCATTTATCACATCTACTTTGCAGCAAAAAGCAAGTAATGAACTTCATTATTCACCTAAAGAAACAATGAAAATATGTCAAAAATTATATGAAGGAGGATACATTACTTATATGAGAACTGATAGCAAACTATATAGCAAAGATTTCGTTGAATCTTCTAAAAAATATATTGAAATCAATTACGATATAAAATATATAAATGAAAATATTGATTCACTTATTTTAGATAAAAATAATGAAGACAATAAAGAGAAGATAGAAAAACCAAGTAAAAAAGGAAAAAAAGTAAAAGAAGAAAAACAAAATTTTGCACAAGAAGCCCATGAAGCAATTCGTGTTACCAATATAACTTTAAAAGAGCTTCCGGATTCTGTGAAAGAGTCAAAAGAGAGAAAATTGTATCAATTCATTTGGGAAAACACAATCGAAAGTTGTATGGCTCCTGCTTCTTATTATTCGATTCATGCAAAAATAAACGCATTTCAAAACAATCATTTTTCTTATACAAGTGAACAAATCGATTTTCCAGGATGGAAAATAGTAACAAATAAAAATATAGAAGATAGCAAAGAATATCATTATTTGCAAACAATTACACAAGGATTTAACATCATATATAAAAAAATGATTTCAAAAGTAACAATTAAAAATACAAAATCACATTATACTGAAGCCAGATTGGTTCAGTTGTTAGAAGAAAAAGGTATAGGAAGACCATCTACATTTTCTACTATCATTGATAAAATTCAAGAAAGAGAATACGTGAAAAAGGAAAACATCAAAGGTAAAACAGTCAGATACAAAGAGTTTATATTAGAAGATGGAGATATTTATGAGGAAGAAACAGAGAGAGAATTTGGAAATGAGAAAAATAAATTAGTTATACAACCCCTAGGTATTATTGTAATGGAATTTTTATTCAAACATTTTAATCAATTATTCGAATATGATTACACAAAACAAATGGAAGACAAATTGGATCTTATTTCAAAAGGAGAGAAAATATGGTATGATTTGTGTGAAGAATGTAATAATCAAATTATTGAATTAATGGACCAATTAAAAATTGAAAAACTAGATAAAAAAATGGAAATCAAAATCGATGAACAACATTCTTATATCATTGGAAAACATGGCCCTATTATAAAATGTGTAGAGATAATAGATTCAAAAGAAATTTTATCATTTAAACCAGTAAGAAAAGATATTGATATTCGTCGATTGGAAAAAGGTGAATACAAATTGGAGGATTTAATAGAAACAAACACTAATAACCAAGAAAAAATTAAGGAAGTTATTTTGGGTTATCACGAAAAAAGCAAAAACAATGTCGTTTTGAAAAAAGGCAAATTTGGTTTGTACATAACATGGGGTAAAAATTCAAAAAATTTAAAAGAATTTGGTAATCGTCCGATTGAAAGCATTCGATTTGAAGAAATCGAAAAATATCTGGATGAAGGTAGTAATATTATTCGTGAAATATCGGATAATATCACTATAAGAAAAGGACCTAAGGGTGATTACATATTTTTTAAATCATCTAAAATGAAGAAACCACAATTTTATTCTTTGCAAGCTTTCAAAGAAGATTATTGCAAATGTGACTTAGAAACTATAAAAATCTGGATAAAAGAAATACATAATATTTATTAAATGTAGTGATTTTGTGAAGCAAAAGTTAAATATCATCAATTACCAATACCAACATTTTTAATTGAACGATTAATTTGTGGTATCAATAATTCGAATAATAATACAAAAGAGTAATTAAAAACACCAAAATCAACAGCTGCACCGTCATGATATCTCAATTTTACAGATAATTTGCGTATTCTCTCTGCAGGTGGATAAAATAATTTATGTGGTGTATTGTTAAGATCATAATTGTTACCATAATATTGTGAAATTGGTGTACAAGAAACTGGTATTTTTGCGAATGCGGAATTCACAATGGAATTGGTTTGATTTGTTTGAACGGTAAATTTACTTAAATTATAAGGTGTAGTTTCGTCAATACAATTATAACCAGATAATTCCATATAAAATTCGGCTTGTCCCATTAAATTGATCTTGTAGTCAGCATGTATAAAATAAATTTGTGCTCCAGGTAATGTTGGATTCGGTGTTAACCAAAAACCTGCGTCACCTGGAAAAACATCACCATAATAAAATCTTGGAATATTAACATTTGATGTTTCAGTAGAAGAAACATCGCATCTTTTTAATCCTAAATTAGATGGTAGTCCCCAATTACTGTAATCCGGAACACGACCAACATTTACATTACATGATTCATGTGAACCAATTTCTTTACTTATAACAGCGGACGTGGAATTTGTTAGAATAAAACCAGAACTGCTATTCCCAAACCATATATTTTGTCCTACATTATTATAAACAATAATAAATTCTTGATAACCTCCAGAATTTATAAAATCAGTAATTTCAGACGTATAACCTTTTTGCGAAAAATAATTTAAAATAAATTCTGTAACGGATTGATTGAATTTATTTGTTAATTCTGTCGTCATTTGTGTAGGATTATAAAAACCTTCCTCAATCGTAATTTTGTAATTGTTGTTTATGTTATCAAATAATGCTTGATATATAGCCAATTGTAATGCATCTGTTACACCATTTATATTCGGATTATAAGGTTTATTAATTTGAAAGGTCATTGTAATATTATTATTAGTGATTGAGAATGCATTGTAATTGGATGGAAATGTCCATGAATAAAGAGCCATTCTATTAACATTTAAGTAATCTTCTGGTAATTCTATTTCAAATGTATTTGATTTAGGATATTTGTTCATATCCCTATCTTCAGAATGGATTGAGATAAATTTATGGTAAATAATATATTCTTGAGCATTTTGTTGGATTGGATGATTTGTATTAACACTGTAATAACTTGGTTGATTAAATTTTTTATTTGTATAATTCTCCATAATATTACTATATAATATTTTATATTTAATATAAAATATAAAATATAAAATAAAATATAAAATAAAATAAAATACTAAATGTCGATTCCAGCAGTCAATCCTCTTGGTGCGCAAACATTAACAAATTATGGTGGTAGAATCCCTACACCTCAAACAACAGTAAAACAATTTTATCAAAATGATAGTGGTAATATTACGTGGAATTACAAAAATAATAATGGTCAATTAACTTTAACACCAATAGTCCAAAGCACTTCATTAAATGTTGTAACTCCTGGAAATTTAACTGTGAATGGATGTATTAATGGTCAATTTTGTACACCATCCGATATTCAACTGAAGGAAAATATACAGGATATTAAAAAGGAAGATATTGAAAAAATTATTGATTTAGAACCGAAAATATATAATTTAAAAGGTGATACTAGTAAAAAACAACATTATGGTTTCATCGCACAAGATTTGCAATTACTGTTTCCAACATTGGTTGAAGAAATTGCAGGTAAAAAACATGTGAATTATTTGGAACTAATTCCATTATTAATATCGAAAATGAAACAATTGCAAGAGGAAATAAATGAATTAAAGAAAATAAATCAAAGAAAATAAATCAAGGCAAACAAACATAATTTATAAAAATAAATATATCATTATAAATTATGGACACTTGGTTATCAAATGTATACAAAGCTTTTATTTATGTAAGTGCAATCCTTTTTATGATTTCATTAAATACGACAGGTAATACTACTATAAACGCGAGTATTTCTGGTTATGCTACAACAGGAATAGCAATGTTATTAATCATGTCACTAATATTAAATGGTTTAATAAAAACAATAAAAGGAGCATCTACTTTTCAAATTCTAACAAATATACTCATTACAATTGGACCATTTATATTAGTACTTGGTATTATCGGATTTTTGATGTATTTACTTATAACTTACAAAAATATAATAATAGAAGATCATGTTTCAAAATATTATGGAACATTTCAATTTCTCTCTTCAGTACTTATTTTGGTACAAATGTATATTTTATATGATGGTTTAGACAGTGAAAAATTCAAAACAACAAATCGCTTATCAAAAATAACATCTAGCATCCTTTGTTTGACGGCTGTTTTAAATATAATATGTGTAATTATATTGTATATTACATTAAAATATTACACTACGGATGGTTAACAATAATAAATTTATATGTTAATCCAAAATGATTTAATGTTTCCCATATTCCTGATATTTTTAAAATTAATGTACTATTATATTTAGGAATAAAATCACAAAAAAATTTAATATTATTATTACGCAATTGATCATAAATTTTATAAATTGGTGTTTTAGAATTTTCAATAATATGTTTTTTTAATATAACTTCTTCTATATTTTTAATTTTTTCAAATATTTCTTTATTATTTGCATTATTTATATTAATATTACATTTATATTTATTGTAATATTTTTCAAAAAATATATCCGCCAAAGGAATTTTTAAATAGATACCATTAAAAACAATGTTCATATTTGAATATATAATTCGTGTAAATGTACCATCTTGCATAATATTATTTTTTATAGGATCACAAAAATAAATATAATTATCATTATATTGTTCTATTTTCTTTATAATATACATTTATTATATTAGTAAAATATGTTTTTAAGTTTATATCAGAACGCATTTTCTTATTATAAAATTATAAAATAAGTATAAAAAACAAATAAAGAATGTTTCTTAACTATATACAACATGAAATTTTATGAAAGCCATTTTGAAGAATATATATTAGAAAATAAAAAAGTAAATATGCACCCTAAATTGGATAAAATTTATAATAAATTACCTTCAAATATTAATAATTTAAAAAATATTATATTTTATGGACCAAACGGTGTTGGTAAATACACACAAGTTTTGAAATACATAAAAAAATATAGTCTAAGTGATCTCAAATATGAAAAAAAAATAACGTTGAATTTTAATAAACAGCCTTTTTTTTTTAAAATAAGTGATATTCATTTTGAGATAGATATGTCTCTCCTGGGTTGTAACTCAAAACTATTGTGGCATGAAATATATCAACAAATAATTGATATTATATCTGCAAAAAATAATAAAACAGGTATTATAGTGTGTAAATATTTCAACGAAATACACAATGAATTATTGGAAAATTTTTATAGTTATATGCAAAAAAATTATGCGATTAATGTTGATATTAAATTTTTCATAATAACAACGGAAATAAGTTTTATACCAGACAATATACTAAATTGTTGTGAAATCGTTAATATCAGCAGACCACCAAAAACATTATACAAAAAAATTTTAAAAAATAAATTATTTAAAAACATAAATATTTCAAATTTAACAAATATATCAAATATAAAAAACTTTTATTCAAATAACGAAACGTCCATTTTACAATATCATAAAATCATTTGTGACAAAATTATTGAAAATATAATTAATATTAATGAATGTAAATTTTTGAATTTCAGAGATTTTTTATATGATATTTTTATTTATCATTTGGATATAAATGAATGTATATGGTATATTATATTGAATTTAGTTGAAAAAGGATTTATAAAAAATGATCATTTCACTGAACTTATGTTAAAAACATTTTGCTTTTTAAAATATTATAATAATAATTATCGTCCAATTTATCATTTAGAAAGTTATTTATTAAATATTGTTAAACTAATTCATGGGTTTTAGAAATGATTTTATGAAAAATTATCGATAACTCAATACATTTTTAAAAGCAGAATTAAAATAATTTGAATTATAGCCTTTTATAAATAAACTAGTAGGTTGAGGTACAACTAAATTGGCCAATGCGAGAGCACCAAAACTATGAATATCATTAGGTATCCCTCTGCGATAAAAATTTACACTTGTTCGAACATGACCCATTTTATATATTATTAATATTATAATATTATAATCTAAAAATATTATAATCTAAATTATTATTGTAGATAATGGATTATAAAAAAGCATTTGAAGAACTGGATATAAATAATATAAATTATAATCAAATCAATTTAAATTATTTAAAAAAACAATATCGTAAACAAGCATTGAAATATCATCCAGATAAAAACGGCAATACGATTGAATCAACTCAAAAATTTCAAAGAATGAAACAAGCTTATGATTATTTAAAGAGTGAAATCAAATATTTGGATCCATACTTGGACGATTTAGAAGATAAAGAAAACAATATATTCGATTCATCCTCTATTTATACAGATATTTTACAAACCTTTTTAAAGAGTATTTTTGATAGTAAATATACAGAAGTTTTTTTAGAAATCATTCAGGATATTGTAATCGATATAAAAAAATCAATTTCAATAAAATTATTTGATAAAATAGATAAGGAAACATCTTTAACTATTTATCATTTCCTCTCTAGATATCGAAATATATTTCATTTAAATCAAGAAACACTTTATGAAATACGTGAATTAGTATTACAAAAATATGAGCATATAATGGTATATAAATTGAATCCAAGCATTGATGATTTATTAAATAATAATGTATATAAATTGCAGATTGAAGAAGAATTGTATTTTGTTCCTTTATGGTATAGCGAGTTGCATTTTGAAAGTGGAGAGAAAGAAATACTTGTTTTATGTGAACCGGAATTACCTGAAAATATAAAAATGGACGAAGAACAAAATTTGCATGTAGAAATAGAAATACAATTTAAAAAAATAGAAGAATTATTTAAAAATGATGTGTCTATTCAATTTTTAATAGGAAACAAAGTATTTGAAATTCCTTTAAACGAATTGAAAATAAAAAAAATACAAAATATTCAACTAAAATCACAAGGATTAACACGAATCAATGAAAAAGATATATATGATGTTTCTGATAAAGCGGACATTTTTGTGAAAGTATATTTTGTATAAATTTTATAATTTGTAAAAAAATATATTTATTTTACAAATTATTTTTCTTATTTTCATTATTTTTAATTTTATATAATATTCAATTATTTTACTCATAATTTAAATTATGCATCTGACTTTTTCTTTACAATCTTCTTTTTCTTAGGCTCTTCTACTGTTGCTGTTTGTTCTACTACTACTTGAGCTTGTTCTACTTGTACTTTTACTGGTTCAGGTGCTACTACTTTAACTGATGTTACCGCTGCTGCGACTTGTACAGGTTCTGATTCTTCATCACTATCTTCGACAATGGTGCTTGTTAAATGTTCATCTACTGCATCTTCATCAACAACAGCTTGTGTCTTTAAACGTTCCTTATCTTTTGGCTTCAAACTAATATGACATTGTCCTTGTAAAGATGCCTTTGGTTTCTGAACAACGGCTTGAACAAGCTTCCAACTTGCTGAAAACTTACCATTTACGAACCAAATTCCAGCAAATTGAATTAAACAAGCAATATTTGTTCCTTTTTTTAAATAATCCAAAGGTGTTACAGCAGGATTTTCAATACTAGGATAATAATTTATTACTATCTTCATCATAAATTTCTGAACGCCAAGCACCTTCCCATTGTGGAAGCTTAATCTTTAAACATGGCGATTTATTATAATCATATTCACCTGTTTGTCTATCTTTTGGATATTTTACCATAGGTGTCCACAATGCTTCTACGACTTCAGCACTTTTATGAATCTTACCAAACCATTCCTTAGAATAAATTAAAGCATCTGATTTAATTTTATCCTCTAAAGCCTTCATATTTTTTAAAAATGCTATACTATCTTCAGTTTCATATTCTTCATTAGGAAATTGAAGAGACATCGAAAATTTACCATCACTCATTCCAGTTTTTTCATCAACAAAATCAGATGCACCCCATGTTAACATAAGAGGTGTTGATAATGTTAAAAATGATTTTGTGGTTTTGCTTAAAATATTTACTGATTTTGCTCCTTGAGGGGTTGCCTTTGGAGCACTATACATAATATTATTCACGTTTAATTGAGTACCGTCAACGATTCTATCAGCCATGTTTTGTATTTGTAATTTATACTATAGGTTTATCTTTAAATCAATTTTTTTTTTAATTATTAATGAAATTAAAAAGTGATATCAAAAATGATATCATTATGATAAGATTTTTTTTAAATAATAATAAATAAAATAATAAAA